GGGGTAGCAAATACTATTCAAGAAGGAAAAGAGTTTGCAGGTATTCGTATCCCAGATCGTGAGAAAGCTAAATTCTTTGATTATATATCTGAACCAATTAATGAGAATGGTCAAACTCGTAGAGATGTTGACTATTCTAAAGCTAACATAGAAGCTAAATTGGCATTAGATTATTTAATGTATAAAGGATTTAACTTAAAAGATATTATAGATGTAAAAGCAAAGACTGCTAGCGCTACTAGTTTAAGAGACAAAGTCAGACAAAACGAAGAGCGTGTGAAGTCAATGCAAACTAACGATAAAAAAGGAAAGAAATTTGATGCAGATAATCTGGATCTAAAAGCATTGTTTGGGTAATCAAACAATAACAACAATTAACTTTAAAAAAATATAAATTATGGCTCTAATGCAAGTTCTAAAAACGTACTATAACGATGCCCAAATGACCGACACTAACTCGTTGGTTAACGCACTTATGGAACGTCCAGAGGAGATCTCTCCTATTATTACTCACTTGGCTGGTCGTGAGGAAAAGAAATTTCCATTGTCTTTCTTGACTGAAGGTGTTGGAAACACTCGTTCAATTGATCGCTACGAATATGAATATCGTGTAAAAACTCACGAAATTAATGTTCGTCCTGTTATTTCTAATAGTGGAGATGGTGCTGGTGGATCTATGTTCACTATTACTTTTCCTGACAAATGGTTTATTTTCCCTTACACTTTGGTATCTCAATCTGGAGTTCTTGCTCGTATTATGAGTGAGCCAGTTGCTGATGGTGCAGGTTGGAAATATACTTTAAAATTAGTTTCTCCTGATCAAAGTTCAGTTGATGCTACTGATAGAGCTGCAGGTGCTTTGTGGGGAATGATGTATGCTAACGTAGGAATTGACTTCTCTCGTGGTAATGCATCTAACTGGACTGCTCCTGGATTAGTTCGTTCTAAAATTGGTACTGTACGTAAATCTTACCATTTCTCTGGAAATGCTAAAGATTATGTTGCTCAATTCGAATTGCCTTTGAAAGAAGGAAGCAAAACTAAATTGTGGATGGATTATGAAGAGTATCGCCACATGTTGAAGTTTAAAGAAGAGTGTGAAATGTACTACTGGTATGGTCAAAAAACTCACGATGCAAATGGTGTTAGCACTATGCTTGATGAGAATGGTCAACCTGTAGTTTCTGGTCCTGGTCTTCTTGAGCAAATCATTAACAAAGACACTTACTCTAATTTGACTCAAGCTAAAATTGAAGAAGTTATTGGTGATTTGTTCTATGGTATGACTGATGCTACTGATAAGCAAGTTACTTTGTATACTGGTATCGGTGGTGCTCGTGAATTTGACCGCGCTTTGAAAACTTACTACTCTTCTAACTCTTATTTGCAAACCACTCAACCAACCTTCATTACTGGTTCTGGTCGTAACTTGGGTATTACTGGTTACTTCACTAGTTATGAGCATGTTGATGGTCATAGAGTTAACGTAGTTAAATCTCCTTTGTTTGATCACGGTCCTGTTGCTCAAGCTTCTAAAAAGCATCCAGTTTCTGGTTTGCCTTTGGAATCTTATCGCATGGTGTTTGTTGACCAATCTACTTATGATGGTGAAAATAACTTGCAAATGGTAAACAAAAAAGGTCGTGAATTATTGCGTTGGTGCGTAGCAGGTTCTGTAGTTCCAAAAGGATTTACTGAAACTGATACTCGTGCTAGTGATATTGATGGTGCTTCTGTGCATATGTTGAAGACTGCTGGTATCTTGCTTCGTCGTTTCGACACTAGCTTGGATCTTCAGTGTACTGCTCTGTAAGTTGTGTTAGGTTTAAGGTAGAAAAGAGGGGGAGGAAACTCCTCTCCCTTTTTCTTTAAAATATAAAAACAGTCCTTAGTTATTCTTTATCTAAGGCAATAATTAAAATAAAAAGAACAAGAATTATGAGAACAATTATTATTAGAAGAAAGGAAGTACTTAATCACCTTCCAAAAGAAATCAGAGCAGGAGCTAAAGTTAAAATCGGTTCCTTATTTGTAAACAGACTTCCACTCAAAGGAGTAGAAGGTAAAGAAGAAGAAAAATTATTAAAAGAGTTGATTGATGTTCCTCCGACACACAATGACTGGCCTGCTAAAACAAAAGACTTCTGGTCTAGTTTAAGTATTACAGTTCCATTTGAAGGTGTTGAATTAAACATTGAAACTACTGAAGATGGAACTCCCGTTAATGCAATTGATTATATCAAGTATAAATGGGCACTTAAACATCGTCATGTTGCAATGTCAGAGGATGAAATGAAAACAACTCCCGACAAACGGTTTTATATCTACGATCCTCAAAAAGACTTACTTAAGAAAAATAACAAAATTCAACTTAAGAAAGATGCGGATAAAGAGTTTATTAAATTGACAGGAGAGTATGATAAAATGCGTACATTATTGCGTGTATTATCTAAAGGAAATCCTGATAATTTAACTGACATGGAAGTTGAAAATCAACTTTATGATGTTAAAGATTCTAATCCAGAACGCTTCTTGAAGTATTGTTTAGATGAAAGTTTAGAGTTACGTTCTGAAATTGAGCAAATGATTGAGTATGGAGTTCTTCGTCGTATTGGTAATCAAATTATTTACCAAGATGCTACATTAGGAGAAAACATGACTGACACAATCATTTACTTTAAAAATAAGAAAAACTCTGGAGCTGTAAACGCAATGCGTGCACAACTAAAAGAAGTTAAATAATGACTGTAAATGAAATGCATATAGCTGTTAACCTGGGGGTGCAAAAACTTGCATCCTTCCAGGTTGACAACTTATTACCTGAAGAAATAGATCATGAGTTAAACTTAGCTCAATTAAGATTTGTTAAGCAACGATTTAATGCTAGATCTAATCGTCAAGGTAAAGGATTTGAACAATCTCAAAAAAGAATTGATGATCTTAAATCATTAATTGTAGAACATGAAGATGAAACTAAATATTACGGAGTAGTTTATTCTGCTAAATCTACAGATGTGTATGTAGATAGATATACTCTTCCATTAGATTATTTATTTCTTATATCTGTAAGAGCTAGAGTTAAATATTCTTGCACTAATGTTCCAGAACAAAGAGAATTACTAACTGATTTAAAATATACTAAGTTAAATCTAACTGCTCCTAATCCAGGATATTTATTACAAGATGTATATGTATTTAAAAGTTTAAATTTAACTTGGACTAAAATTAATACTACTACATTAAACTCATTTAATAATATTATTGATTCTAATAATTACATTAATGATGTTCATCCAGTATTAGCATTACCTGAACAGAATTCTACAGGGTTAACTACACATATATCTCCTAATGTAGATTCTAATCATATTTATATGCAGATTCCATTTAATATCACATTAGATAATTACATAGATTCTGCAGACCCTAAATTTGAAAAATGTATGTATGCTGTTTGGTATAATCCATTAGATCCTACTCAGACAACTACAGTTTACTATAACACATTTGAAAGTTTACAAGTTACTAAAAGAGAATTTAAAACAAACTCTTTAATTCCTTTGTATAATAAAATTTCTTATTGTACATTTGCTCAGCATGACGATATATATGCTTTATTAGATGACCCATTTAATAAAACAGATTACGACTTGCCGTTCTACAACATAGAAGAAAGTTATTTGGATATATATACTTCAAATATGTTTATTGCAGAAAAAGCAATAATTAAGTATTTGAGGAAACCAATTGCTATCTCTTACAGCCTTGGAGTTGGATGTGAATTACCATTTCACACACACGATGAGATTGTAGAGATGACAATTAAAAGCATACTAGAGGGAATAGAATCCCAACGGTATAACACGCAATCAATGGAAACATTTGAAAGCGAATAAATAAATATAATGTTTAACGCCTAAAAAAATTAAAAAAAATGGCACCTTCAAATTTAAATCAAGTATTTGTAGTCAATGACATAGCAATGTTGACTGGTACTGCTTTCAATGTATCAGCTACTGCTGTTACTGGTACTAAACTCGGTATCTGGAATATTGACGCTGCAGCTGGTCCAATTGCTGCAAACACTTACACTGTTACTGCTATTAATGATCTTAAGAGATTTCAACTTACTCAAACTACTTTGGGTAATATACTTGCATCTCCTATCATTGATGTTGCAGATATTGTACGTATAAACTATAATGGTTTTGCTGCTGATGTTCAAACATGTCCTATACAAACTTGGACTCCAGGTACTATTGCTGCTAATGAAAATGTAATGGTACGTATTGCAGTTCGCACTGCTCCTACTGCTTATGAGTATTATGCTAATCCTTCTAATCCTAATTTGGATGTAGTTGGTAGTACTGCTCCTAGTGCTGGTAAAAAAACTTTCCCATTGGTAGGTAATTTTGCTGCAGGTCGTATGATTTTCAATATTGAAATTCCTGCTGGACCTGATACTGCTTCTGCAGCTGCTGCTTGTGACTATGTTAAAAATGCAATTAATAAAAACAAAACATTAGATGCAATTTTTAACTACAATGCTCTTGCTGCTGGTACTTTAGCTTTGACTGCTCGTCACATTGGAGTAGAGTTTGATCTTACAGTTAGTTATTCTGATGGATCTGCAGGATCTAATGTAGGTACAGTTGCTGGTACTCGTTTTACACCAACTAGTAATTACGTTCAAGCAATTTCTGATGAAAAAGCTCAACGTGCTCGTTATGGTAATTTTAACCGTATGTATTTCCCTGTAGCTCAAGTTGATTATGCTCAACCTGGATATGCTTATGATATGTTGGAAATTTCTTACAGACATGGTCATCCAGCAGATACTGGTATTGCTCGTGCAGGTGAATTGAATACTATTAAAATTTATTTTGGTAGTTCTTCAACTCCTCTTGCTACAGCTGCTAACTTTGCTACTGCGTTTGGAATTACAATTGCAACTGACGTAGATAGAGTAGAAGATGTTACTTTACAATCTTAATCTTAATTAATTAAATAAAGACCTCACAAAAGTGGGGTCTTTATTTATATCTTTGTAATAAATAAAATAAAATGAGTGTATTAGGATCTAATTTAACTGTATCACCAAATTGCAATTCAGTATCTATGGACGCTACTGAATATGATGGAGAAACAGGATATATTGCAAATTTATATTTAGTAGAAGGAGATACAACTACTCAAATATTTCAATCTACTGCACAGTATTCAAGTCCTATGACAATTACTTTTGAGAATTTAACTAACTCTGAAGTTAATCTATTATATGGACAAAATGAAACTCCAACAGAGTTAGATGCAATTATTGAAGGAATTACTAGTTTTAATGGATTGTTTAACTTTACACTTATTGATAATATTGAAGAGGCAGTAGAAACTCCTGCTTCTTATGTTTTAGGAACTTGTGCAATTGATTGCTGCATGGCTAATCTTTTAAACCCTGTAATTAATTGCAATTGTGAAGGTGGTGATTGCCACGATACTATTAGAAAAATAGAAAAAATATTGATTTTGATTAGATGTGCAGTTGTAGATGCCGCTAATGGAAATATTGCCGCAGCACAAGAAAAATATAATAAAGCTGTAGAACTTTGTGATTCAACATGTGATTGTAATTGCTAATGGGACAAATACCAGAATTTTTACACGGTAAACCTTTCAACGAATACATGTCTAAAAAAGACGAATGTATTGGTAATTTAGGAGATTCTTATTATGATAAATTAATAGGAGGAGTAGAATGCAACCCAATTGAATTATCTAAAGCTGTAATAATTAAATATTTATTATCTAAATACGACCCTGTATCATCAGAAGGTTTAGATTGTATATATAACCAAAAACCTTTTACTGGAGTTACTGATCTAGATTATAACTCTGAAAGTAAATTAAATGATAACACACATTTGCAGATATTTACTTCGTACTTAAATGCAATATGTGCTAGTCAAGATCCAATAACAAAAATAATAATTAAAACTATTCCTATGGGTATAGAACCTTTTTCTTTAGCTAATTCTGACGGTACTGTAGAATTCAGTATTAATGGTGGAATTACTTATGATGATAATGTAGAAGTTACAGGTGGTGAAACTGTATACATTAGAGCAGCCCAAGCAGATTGTGGAGCAGTATGTGGAGCATCAGCTTATGAAATATATACAACTACAGTACCAGAAGGTGAAACTCCTTTAAGTCCAGAACAATGGTTAGCATCATTAGAAGGTCCTGAAGGTCCTCCTGGAGAAAATGCTAATATTGCAGGATTAACTTGGAAAGGATCTTGGTCTGCAACTCCATCTCCTGCTTATGCAGTTAATGATGCAGTTCAATACAATGGAACTTCTTATGTTAAAATAGGAACTGGAGGAAGTACAAGTTTACCTCCTAACGATCCTGTTAATATAGGAACTAGTTGGGAAGTATTAGCTTTATCAGGCGCACAAGGTCCTCCAGGTGCTAACGGTGCTTCAGGAGTTGGAGGTTTTAGAACACTAAATGGTTCTACAAATACGTGGACATTATTAGCTACTCATGCA